ATAAATTCTCTTAAAGCTCTTACGACCTCGGGCAGAACTTCCACTTCTGCCTTTGAAGGTCGTTCTTTTTTTGTAACCTTATCAATGAAATCTACAAGGCACTTTACAACCTTTGCTCTGTCATCATCACTCATCATTCTTCTCACCCCCTTGCAGTTATTTTCCTGTAATGTGGTATCGGTTCTTATGCGGTTTTCTGTGAACAGAAAAGATATTCCATTCTCATGTTACGGAAGAAAGTATCTCTGATTTTAAATGCTTCAGGAATAGTAAAATCAGTTATCTCATCTAACTTATTGTCAACAGTTCTCAGAGAACAACCTAAGAGATTCATGATATCTTCCTTGCTAACTCCAGTTCTTGCCATTTCAGCTTTGAGATTTTTCATTACTTTCACCTCCTTAAATTGCCGATATAAGCAATTTCTATCATTATAATATATCCGATATCCGCAATTGTCAATACCTTTTTTGAAAAATGTTTCCGAAGTCGGCAATTTTTTATTGACTTATAGATTTGAAGGTGGTATTATTCAGTTGTGAGGTGAAAAAAATGTGGCTTGAATCGCTAAAAAAAATGAAAAAAATTTCTGGGAAAACATCAAAACAGATTTCAGAAGAAACCGGAATTTCAAAAAGCACAATTGATAAATTGTTTGCCGGTCAAACAAAAGAACCTTTTCTGACCAGTACAAAAGCTATAGTACATAGTATGGGTTTTACTCTTGATGATTTATATGACTTGAGTAACAGTCAAAGCTACACGCAAGTTGAAAGTAAACTGATTTCCAACTATCGCCTTCTGAATGACAGCGGAAAAGAAAAATTGCTTGAATATTCAGAAGATTTAATCGGCAACGCAAAATACACAACTCCCGATTTTTCAGACATAAAAGAAAAACACGCCTGATTTCAAGCGTGTAGGAAATATTATTTATATTGAATTTTGAATACTATAAAACAAGGAGGATTCCGTATGTCAGCAAAAGAAAAAATTATTAACCTTATAAACGACTTTTCAGAAGAACAGCTTGAAGAACTGCTCACTATGTTGCAAAGTTTAAGACATATCGTAGATGACGCAGAAGATGACGCTTACTGCCAGAAACTCTATGACGAATACAAGAATAACCCGTCTGACTCAAGCGAAAATGTCAGCCTTGAAGATTTTGCCAATGAGTTGGGGATAAATCTGTGATGAAGTATAAAATTGAACTGAACAAAAAGGCTCAGAAGTTTATTAAATCTCAGCCCCGTAATCAACAAGAACGGATTTTGAAAGCTGTTTCAAAACTTCCTGACGGTGATGTAAAAGCCTTGTCAGGAAACAGCAACGCTTACCGTCTGCGTGTCGGCAATTATCGTGTTATCTATGAAATCAATAACGATATTCTTCTTATAACAATTGTTGATGTCGGCAACCGTGGTCAAGTCTACAAGAGAATGTAAATATTGGAGTTCAAAAAAAGAAATACATGAAAAACATATAACTCAACTATATGGTACTATGGCAAGCTATTGCATTGAGCACAATTGCCCTAAAGAAAATGTTAAGGGAGTTTTAATAACAAATATTCAACTATCTCCTATGGCTAAGAAAATGGCAAAATACTTAGGTATAAAATTCAAAGAAAATATTGAAGTTGATGATTACCCATGTATAAAATGTAATATTGGTCGTGATATGTATGGTGAAACAAAAATATATCATTTGCCTTTCGACCAACAATATGATTCTACTAAAATTAGCAAGAAAGGGGAATTCTACGCAATGACGGTGGCTGAAGCAGAAGAAGCAGGATTTAGACGAGCCTTTAAATGGTTTGGTAATTAAAAAATCCCCGTACTGCTGGAACAGTACGAGGAAAATTGAAAGGGCGTCGGCATTTTTACTTGGTGGAACAAGAGCCGATACCACATTACAGGAGATGATATTATGGCAAAAGCCAAAAAACTGAAATCGGGCAACTATCGTGTTTTAGTACCTGACTACAAAGACGAAAACGGTAAATGGCACTACAAGTCATTTACAGCAAAAACGAAAAAAGAAGCCGAGTACATGGCAATGGAATTCAGCCACAACAGACAGAGAAGTTCGGCAAGTTATGACGATCTCACGCTTAAAGAGGCATACGAAAGATACATAGGTATCAAGCGAGGTGTGTCAAGTCCGTCAACAATTAGGGGTTATGAGCAATACCAAAATAAATATTTGCAATTGCTTATGCCAATGAAGCTGAGGAACATCACCGCCGAACTTGTTCAAGCTTCCGTAAGCGAACTTGCAGTCACACATTCTCCTAAGAGTGTTCGAAATATATACGGATTGTTTCACTCCGTAATGAGTGTGTATTATCGTCAATTGGATTTATCCAAAATCAGACTTCCGCAAAAACAAAAAGTTGAAGTTGCCGTGCCAACAACAGAACAAATCAACACATTGCTTGACTTTTGCGATGATTATGTTAGAGTTCCCGTGTTGCTCGCAAGTCACGGATCTTTACGCCGTTCTGAGATATCTGCCCTATCTCCTGACGATTTTACAGACTTCGGTGTTATAATCAACAAGTCACTTGTTCAGGATTCGGGCCAAAACTGGATTTTGAAAAAAACTCCAAAGAGCTTTGCCGGCAACCGTGTTGTCCCACTCGACAGAGAACTGATACAAGAATGTCTTAAATGGAATCACTTCGGTATCAATCCGGGCATCATTGACGACCATTTCAAAAAGTGCCGAAAAAATTCCGAATTACCGTATTTCAAATTTCATTCATTGCGCCATTATTTTGCTTCCGAACTGCACGCTCAAGGAATCCCCGACAAATACATAGCCGAGATAGGCGGCTGGGAGAATGTTGAAACTCTCCAACGAATTTACCAGCACACTCTCAAAGACCACGCAGATGAACTCACAAAGAAAATTTTAAATGTTTTCGCCTACTCAAATTCCAAAAATAAATCCGATCGCAATTCAAAATCAGAAAAGCCAGCGTAATTTATTCATTTCGTGTTGGATTTCGTGTTGGATTTTAAAGCAAAAAATCAATTTTTAAAGCAAAAAATCAAGTTTTAACGCAAAAAAATGTTTTTCAAAAACCAGCAAATAAGCCGATAAATACTGAATAAGGCTTGTTTGCTGGCTTTTTTGTTTGGCTGAGCCGGCGGGATTCGAACCCACGGGTGACGGAGTCAAAGTCCGTTGCCTTACCGCTTGGCGACGGCTCAGTATATATTCTACTTTTATTGATTATTAAAAAAACAAGCCGCCAAAGAATTTCTTCAGCGGCTGTTGGTGACCCATCGGAGATTCGAACTCCGGACACCTTGATTAAAAGTCAAGTGCTCTGCCAACTGAGCTAATGAGTCAAATGGGGTGGAATGCCGGATTCGAACCGGCGGTCTCCAGTGCCACAAACTGGCGCGTTAACCAACTACGCTAATCCCACCATAAGTGGCGCGCCAAAAGGGACTCGAACCCCTGACCTACTGCTTAGAAGGCAGTTAGTCGAAGTGCCTACTTTTGGCTTAAACACTACATTTTTTGAATTCAAAATTTGAATTTGACAACAGTTTGACAACAGTTGTGACTTTGAAAATGTTGTCTGTTCTCAACTCAACAGTGACTATTATAACGGATGGAACGAATAAAGTCAAGAGTTTTTGAGAAAATTTATGGTAAAATTTTATGAAATTTCAAATTTTTCTTTCAAGTAAAATAAATTCTCGACCTTCGTTCGTTTCAATCCACTTCTCAAGGGAACTTTCTCTAACAACATACCTATTCCCCACCTTAATCGAAGGAAAGCCTTTTTGTCTAACCATTTTATATGCAGTGTTTTTACTGACACCAAAAATTTCCATAATATCCTTTGGAGTAAGCATTGGTTTCATATGAACACCTACCTAACTAATATTAAATTGTTATTATTTCTATTTACTTTTCAACCAATTTCAATACGCTTTTTAGCGTCGCTTTCTTGCCGTTCAACTTAAATTCATACCCATTTTTGTTCATGCTTTTAAGCTGAGTTTCTGTTGGTAAACAGCTTATATCGCTACACATGAATTTGCCTTGTCCGTCTTTATAAACTTCAAACAACATTCAATCCATTCCTTTCTCTATCCTCGTTAATAGCATCCATTTTATCCTCTCGGTCAATGTAATCCACAATTAGTTGTACGGCTTTATCGTATCCTTTTTGGTTGCCTTTGACAATTTCATATGGGATATTCTTGTCAATTAGCATTGATTCAATTCGTGTACCTATATTATTTGCTTCGGTTTCGGTTTGTAGTCTGCCATTCGGATTATATTTTTTAACAGGCTTAACAAAGAAATTTAAGTTATCAAAGAGAGAACTGAATGCTTCGGCGGTATCGTTTACACACTTTTCAATGGATTTTGAGGGGTAAAAACCACACTTTTCAAATGAGTTATAAATTTCGGTCAACAGGATTGGTGAGTCAGTTACAATTACTCTAACCTGATTTCTCAGTCTCCAAAATCTTTGTGAGTGTAAGCCCAATATGTATAGCTGATTTGTCAAGGCGTCATCGTTATGTTCCCATACCATATCCTTAACGGTTTCGGTTACAAGTTCCGTGTCAATACCCCTCATTTTCAACTGACTAAATATATAAGCAGCTCCTGTGGATTTACCACAGGAAGGCTGACCATAAAGATTAACTACAATCGTTTGTTTATTCATTTGACACACTCTCCTTATAGAACGGATCATATTCTTCTGGCTTTGCTTTATTTGCCCATTCTACCCATTTGAGAACCTTATCACGCAATTCATCGTCAAGTAAAAATGGTTCTCTTACTAATATCAAGTTTGGATTTTGTTTCATTATATTTGCGTTATCTAATATGTCCTCATAATCTACAGGACGAATCAACATTTTGGAGTATACTCTATACCCATGAGAGGTAAGCCTTTTGGTGCAACTTGCTTCTCTGAAACGAAATGGTTCTGTTAGATGTGGATTGAGTTTTAAATCATACTGTACAATATATCCAATTTTCATTATATTATCTCCTATTCGCTCTATATTATTCTGGCTTTTTGTCGTGGGCTAAATTAACTTTTTCCATCTCTTCTGCATAAAAATGACTCACCGAAGGGATTGCGTTAAATTTATCCACAAAGGCATTCCAATTATTCTGAATCTCCCATTCGATAACTTTCCATAAGTTAGCAATTTCAGCGATATTCACTTCTTTATTGTCAATTTCTACAATTGTATTTCTTTGACCACAATCTGTCTCCCAAACCCAATACGATATCCAAGTCTCACCGTATTCATCAGGCTTAAGGTTTAAACCTTTTTCGAGACAGTCAATAAGTTCATCTTCCATAGTTACACCATGATATGCAAATGGCGATACATATTCTAAAACCAAATCACTATACTCATCACCAAGATTCAAAATCTTATCTTCAAGTTCATGGATTCTTTGAATTTTGGTAAGATATCTTTCAAAATCTTTATATGTAATCATAATTATTTCTCCTTACTGCTTTCCTGTTGAGCCAAAACCGCCACGACTTTTTGTGTCAAGACATTCTACTTCTGTAAACTCAAAATCAGGCTGTTTCTGTGTGATGCGAAACTGACAAATTCTATCGTTTTTATGTATGGTTGTATCTCTCATTGCAATTACGGGCATACCCCATTGGTCGTTATCGCCCGAATAGGAGTTGTCAATTACTCCCATGTGATTTGTCTGAATAATGCCACAGTTCTTGTAAGTGCTACTTCTTGGCACAATGTGAGCTTCATAGCCAAACGGCAACTTCATTCCTACTCCGAGTGGAATAATAGTAAACTCACCCTTTTTGAGTGTGACATCTTTGGCTGATCTCAAATCAACCCAATCTCCGTTTGGAATTTGTTTAATCTTTTCGATGTCTGTAAAGTATTTAATTTTAATTTCCATATTTAACTCTCCTTAATTATTTTTTATCACTCATTACTTGACCGATTGCTGAAAGTAAAGTTGCTACCGCAGTCACAATAGAAAAACTCCATGCAATAATAAAGCATCCATCAGGTACTATAATTCCATTTGCGTTCAATAAATAAAGTGATATAAGGCAAATTATCATTCCCATATATTCGTTATCCTTTCCGTGTTAATCAATCACATCCACATAGTTATACAAAATATGCTTTTGCTTTTCTGAATCCGAACCAAATATAACATCAAGGTGATAATGTCCCATATACCAATGTTCATAATCCAACTTGTTATCAATGTACTGTAGGTATTCGGTTAAAGTGTCCGGACTGTACCCCACATTGATACAACTGGCGATAAATTCGGTTGGAGCACAGTGCGTAATTACACAATCTACCTTCCAGTTACACTTATCAAGATTTGTCAATCCTTCCTGCATTTCAGCTTCATTGGGTAATTCTTCTTCCCACCAGTCAACATTCTTTGTGCGATACTGTATATCATGGCTTGATGCACCGCCCATTGTAAAAAATGTTTTGCCGTTAATTTCAAACACTTGTCCACGCATTAGATGATAAATATTATCTTCAATCTGATGTACCTTTCCACCCCATTTTTCAGTTACAGGGTAACGATTCAGCAAGGGAAAGTTTTCGTGGTTTCCATCTACAAACAAGGTTGTCCACGGTTTGTTATTAAGCCAATCTCGCCAATACATTTCAGAATTTCCATTATTCCACACTAAGCCAAAGTCACCACAAATAATTAGGTAATCATCTCGTGTTAGATTGTTACCCATTGGAAATCGTTTAGAACTCAGTTTGTGTATGTCATATTCACCATGCAAATCACCAGTAATGTAAAACATATATTTCACCTCTTTCCTTTTAAATCCTAAATTTTATTCTTCCCACCATGGCTTGCATGAAATTTTTAATCCACTTGTTAATGTTTGAATCATTTGTAAAATATCATTATTGTCAAATACTGCAAATAAATCTGTATCTCTGTATTCCCCAATATTCCAATCGAAATCAAACACCTCTCCATCTTGAGGAATTATACATTTTGCACCAAAATCGCCGTCAGTCACCATAAGTTCTGAAGTTAGCACATCTGGTGTATATCCTGCAAAAACAATACCTCCGTCTGGAAATTGTGCTATTAACGATTCTAACTCACTTTTTGATAAAACTTTCATTCTTCCACCGCCATATATGTTTCTTCAAAGATGTCCTGCCTACAAGGATAAATCTCACCTCTGACACCCTGAACTATGTAGCTGTTAAAACTGCATTTCATTTCACCTTCAAGTGTATGGATATATAAATCTCCTTCATCTTTATAATAAAGCAAGCCATCTTCATACGCTTTAATCGCCCATTCAGGAATACAATATTCCCCATTTTCAATAAAATCGCCTTTATACTGGAAGGCTTCAATCGGTATTGCTTTTTTAATGTATTTCATATTGCATTTACTCCTTTATAATTTATTTGACAATCAGGCTGCATAACATTACGATTGCAGACAATAATGCAATTACCGCTGTACAGTCGTGAATGTTTTGCAGTTTTGTTATATTGGTGTTTGGATTTTTTCTTGCATATCTACATAACATTGCATCAAAACCTATACCAAATATGCAGATAAATTCACAAACTGTGTATAACAAATTGTTTCTCATAATTTCACCTTAATTAATCCACTTAACAATTGTGTCTCCTTTATATCCCTTTTGCCACACATACCAAGCATAAGCTACAGCACTACCACCGTCTGCCCGCATTTTATCAAATTCTCCATTTTTGGCACACAAAAGTCTTGAGCTCGATACATAAACTGTTTGTGGCGGATCAGTGTCAAATAATTTTCTTCGTTTTTTACCCTCAAGAAATTGCAGTTTAAGAAACATTGCCACTTTGTTGCCTTCTGTAACTGTATCTAACGCTTTTTCTACAAATTCATAAGCATATTTATAAGGTGGGTTTGTAATAATACTGCCGTTCCACGAATTAGGTTTTGACTCTGCTAAAAAATCGAATGTTTCAGACATTCCTCCGTCACGATAAATTAAATCTGTTGATTTAACATTGTACCCGTGAGCCTCAAATACTTTAGACAAATGGCATTCTCCACAAGCACATTCCCAAATGTCAGTAGCGAAATCTTCTACTTGAAGTAGAAGTTCAGCAGCTTTAGGTTCTGTGGCATAATAATCATTTGTTTCTCTTACTTTGTCTGTATGGTTAGAAGCACCTAATGTTGTATAAATGCTTTTACCATTTCCTGTCCAATCTTTCAAACAATCTCTCCTTTTAAATATTTAACATAAGTTTTTAATGTGTTTTCAAAAAATCTATCCCATTCGTTTGATAAATTGTATATGTTTGATTTCTTCATCAAGTCAGTGTTCAAAAACATATTTTCAACAAAAACAACTGGTGGTATTTTATCGACCAACACAAAATTCTTGATATTGTGAAACACAATCCAAGCTTCATTTCTTAACACAATGCTTCCCCAACTATCAGGATACATAAATTTATCTAAGTAATTTTTGTCGCAATTAAAATATCTCTGTAATCTATATGTAAGCGGTGTACCTATGTCTTTAGGGGCAGGTCTATGCGATTTAGAAAAGAAATCCCTATGTTTTATCCATAAGTCATTGTCCTTTACAAAACAATGACACTTGCATTTATTCGGTATAAAATCAACAATAAAACTCGATTTAATACCTTTTAATTCTACTGGCTTAACAAGTTTTGGTTCTCCGTATAACCTATATGAATAAATTTCGCAATAAGGCGAACTGGAAAAGTATTTTTCACAAACTTTCTGTGGTGTTGACATTTCATATGTACAAGGTAACACTTTACAATCATTAGAAACGAACTGATAGTCGGTATAATCAAAATAACTGTCATCATTACAGTCTTTAATCAAGCGGAATCTCAAAACCCCATATGCTGTATCTGTTTTGTACCACTCACGATCACAATTATTGTTTCGATGTTGAATGCCTTCTAACATTGCATTTTTCAGCATTTTGTTAATATACGATAAATAGTCCCTATTCTTATAAAGTGTTACACTTTCAACGACTTCATCTTTAAAACAAGTTATTGCATCTGTTTCGGTTTTGGCATACACGATTGGTTCATACTCTTTATCTTTTAGTTTTAATTTCCATCGTTTCATTGATTGCTATTAAATGTCGAGTTCCCTTTCCGACAGAATTTCTCTTGCTAATCTCATTGCGGAACTGTGAGCGAATTTACCAAAGTCGTAACCAACCATTTCAACAACATCTTTTTCCTCTTTAAGACAATCATAATAAATGTCTTTTCCAATATTTTTAGCAATTATTCCCATTTCTGTATTGCTCCAATTTTCAGGTATAACTCCATTATCAACCATTTTATGTATAAGTTTACGAACTCTTGCTTTAGTAACAACCGTGCTTACTAAACGCTGATTCTCCGCTTTTTTGGCTAATGCGTCTGTGTCAACCATATGACTTTGTTTGTGTCCTTTCGTTTCACAAAACTGTTCACATACAAGCTTCACATAAAACGGCAATCTTGTGTTTGGATTATTTAAAGTTGTTTGGTTTTTTACAACTACACCTTCTCCGTATTCGCCACCCATTTGTGTTTTACCGATATAAGATTTCACATCGTCCCAACTCGTAAACCTACCTCTGTAAAAGACAGGAACAAATGTGAGATTAAGTTCTTTTACAATTTTTTCTGTTTCTGTTTGTTTTAAATACTGTTGTGTGTTGGTATCATATACATCATAACAATATGCTTTGATGCTATCACTTTCGGCATCGTAACGAATTGAAAAGTTCGCTCCATCAATTTTCTCTTGAATTACAATTTCATCACCTTCCGAAAACGCATCTAAATAATTAGGTTTAAGTCTCTCAATATCTAAATAATGCTTCTGCTGTATAATAATCAATCCTTTCTCGGTTTTCTTCCACAACTGTATTTCTCAGGGCAATATCCAAGTGTTTCACATTTCGGTTGCATAACCATAGTAATTAGTGTTGCCCACTCTTCCGAATAGAGTTTTAACTGCTTTATGTATTCGTTAAAGAGTTCTCTATACTCCCAATATGCTCTCGAACACATTCTCTGTTCTGCCATACTAATAACATTTCTGACATTTCGCTTGTCTACAATTTTAGTTGCCATACCCAACGGAAGTAACATTGCGGCATCCTCTCTCTTGACACCACTTTCTTCAAGATTTTGAAGTGTTTGGCTTATAGTGTCAATAGCGTTGTTGTACCAAGCTTTCTGTTCTTCGGTCTGTACTGTGTTGGGAATTATGTATTCAAAGTTATTGTAGTTGACATATCTTGTGCTACTTTGAAGTCGTGTAGGACTGCCACCAATATGTGTATACCATTCCCTAATTACTCTTGCTGAGTAACCTTCAATAATTGCTTCAATGTTTACAAATTCAAACACTCTACCGTGATTAGACTTAATACAATCAAGACCTCGTTTGTAGTTTTTTTCGCTGTCTGTAATATCTGCTCCCCAACATATACCTGCTCGTCTACCCATTAACGAAATTGGATCAATGGTTGTTTCTGGTAAGATTGTGATTTTACCCATTTAGTTTTCCTTTCTATGTATTTTTTATCAAAACAAATTACATCCTTGTTCTATAAATTCAACATTTTTTTGTCTGTACTCTTCGACAGTTATACCAAATTGTTTGCAAAAACATTTAGCACATAAAACTTCTCTATTGTCTGGCTTATTCTCAAAGCGACCACATAACTTATAAAACATGGAAATTTCGTTTTCCTTCATTGCACAACCGCAATTTCCACAAACTCTATTAAAATATTTTTTAGCCATATTTTCTGAGAGTCCTTTAAGTTCGGCATACCATCTCACATTTTCTTTGGTTGGCTGCTTTTTTAGAAAAGCAGTGTTTTTACATACAGGTCTTTTCCAAGCTCCATTCACCCATTCTTGCTTGGTGTACCCTAACCTTTTACCTGTGGCTATATCATACTGTTGCTGTGCAGCTTTAACAAACCATTCATATTGATGTGGCTGATGTATTTTTATTAACTCATCTTCATAGTTTGAAGAATAAGGACAGATTACACATCCAATTCTATTTGCACCATTTAAGTATCTCTGGTTAATTGGTAGATTCTTTATCATCAGGAGTAGCCACACATCTATATTTTGTAAATCTATAATCGGAGCTAATTTAATCCATTTTTTTGGAAAACACGAAGAACCAAATAAAGATTTATTAAAATCATAATCCATAAAAAATTCATATTTTGCTCGCTTAGTGCTTTCAAACTTTCTAACACCTAATACCTGTGCAATTTCTGCTTCTTTGTCAAATACTTTTTGTGCTTGTCCTTCTTTATACACGGAACAACAGGAGCGTCTGAATATTGAAGGCAGCATGTAATTCTTATTTTGTATCCATTGTCTCCATCCTGTTTTGGGATTTACAATTCTAATATTGGGAATTTGTTTAATTCTTTTATATACATCTGCTGTTTCGTTTGAAGTATTGAAAAATACAAATTCATAATCAGGCGTAAAACCAACAATATTTAACATATCATTCCAAATAGCCATTGTGAGTTCACTATCTTTACCACCTGAATGATTTATCTTATATATCTTTTGGGGGTTGTTTTTTACATAATCAGTTAGTCTGTCTACGCATTTATTATATAAATTATTTACTCGTTCTTTTTCACGCTCTAATGTATCTTCCAGTGACACAGGGGTGTAGTTTTCAAATAAAGACCTGTTGTCTTTTAGTACAGAAAATTTTCCTCCATTTTCAACTTTAAATTTCAGTAAATAATCTGAAGAATATAAATCTACCCAAACAGTTTTTGTATCGCCACCATATATCCAGCACGCATCTGGAAGAGGTGCAATTTGAGGTAATCGTGATTCGATAAACCTTTTTTCTTCGACAAAAATTGGCTTTGCTTTATATCTATTAGTTGCTATCTCCATTGATTGTTTTATTTTACTCATTACATCATCCTCTCTGTATCTGATAAGTTGGAAATAATAATTGTGTTCGTGTCTTTATTATGTATAACTTTGGCATCGGTGTCTAAATGCAAGATTAGAGATTTGCTTTTTGCTCTATAAGGATGAAGAATAATCTGTGTAACAGTATCGGCAAATAACTTAAAACGAGAAGTTTTGTGTTCGATAACCGATAAATCAATCGCCTTAGTTTCAATATAAACTTCATTACACCAAACTAACCCATTATCAATGTCAATGTTATTTGCCATAAAGGTGCCGAGTTGCGACAATTCAAAATCTACCGTTAAGCCGTTTTCTCCAATAACCGTTATGTATGGTTTAAATTTAAACATTTTCAACCTCCTTAAAGGATATTCTGTCTGTCAGCATTCTACTTTCAAGACACATCTTGTAAGTACACATTGCTTCGAGTTGTCTTGAATAGATTGCCCTTGAGGGCTTTGGGACAAACGAAAGTTGTCCGTTGTCCCATTTATTAAGAAACACCCTCAGCTTACTAATCCTATCTACGAGTTCTTTGTACTCGGATAAAAGTCTGGTTTTATAGTCGTTCATTGGTTGTCCTCCTTTTCAAAATAGAATTTCACAGGCTTTTCAACTTCTGTGATTAACCCATATTTCTTAGCCAAACGATAAATAAAAATGTCTTTGAGTCTTGATGTTAGCTTTCCTAACTGCTTTCTGAAATCTGCAATAGGCATTGTTGATTTGTAGAAATTACACATTCTGCAAGCAGGATTATAATTTTCAATATCATTTGCACCGTTATACCAATAAACACTTTCAATATGGTCAACTTGCATATCCTTTAGTTCAAGTTCACAACCACAATATGCACAATGCCCGTTGTATTTCTCATATACTTTAAGTCTTACTGATTTAGGGATAGGTTTTCTTTTCATTTTATCACCCCTCAATTGTGTTTATTTCAAGCGTTGCTTCGTTGACAAATTCAATATAGATATGATGAGTTCTATATTCCAAATAACTAACTAATTGTGTTGGTGGTGTTTCGTTGGTAATCAATGCCAATATAATAGTCTCAATTACTTGGTCAAATTCATTCTCTGATATTGTCAGTGATATGCCGGCGTTAGGGTTGTCCTGTACAAAGCTAAGCAAGGACTCATAATCAATGTTCTTATGCAAAACTAAGCTCCTCCTTTGACTTATACTTTTCTTTATATGAACCGTGACTGTTTGTATGCTTGGCAAGGATTTCCCATTTGTTATCTTCTACCAATTCGTCAACGAGTATTTCGTCATACACGCCCCTAAAATCGTTTGTAATTAACGAATCTTTATAGATGGTGATTGTGCCTGTTTTAAAAGAAATATGGTCATAGGTTAAATATGACGAAGTATTCCAGTATGTATCGTTCATCATCGCCTGTTCGAGAATTGCAACAGAAGTTTCGTCAAAATCTTTGTTATCCTTAAGTACAATAAGGTAGTTGTAATTGTCGTTACTGCAACGCTCAATTGCTCTTTCAAGAGTTCTATCTGTCAAGTAATAAATCATATATGTCTCCTATCTGTTACAATGATTTTTCATAGCTCACATTATTTTTACAACAAGGACAATTTGCCGAAAGAATAAATGTCTTGTATGATGTAAAGCATTGTTTATAGCTTTCTCTGTCGGCTTCAAATACACACCCGCAATTAGAGCAAACAAATCTAAATACAGGTGTTTTCAAATTGCCTTCTCTAATAATTTGAATCATTTTATTCACTCCTGTGTGCAAATTTAACTACCACACTAAACAGTTCACGCACACAATAGCGATTGTAAACATCTTCATTTGCTGTATAAAAATAATCTTCTCGGTATTTGCGAATAACATCTTCTACATTGTTTCTTTGTATACCTGTTGCTTGTAAAAGCTTTCTAAGTCTCTTGTGTGTCATTACGACCTTCCTTTTCGTTGCATTTGCAACATATTAAAATCTTTCTTTTAAAAATATTCTTGAATTTCATGTCCACACCACGGACACCGAACATACATGCAGTCATCAGACATAAGGTCTCCATGATGTGTTTCATTAATATTAAAACGAAATTGACAATGACATCTCGGACATTCTTTTTCATACATTGTTTCAACTACTTGCAATTCAGGTTTGCCTTGCCTAATAATTTCCATTGTCACACTCCTGTAAAACTCGTGTTTTATTTGTCATTTTTACGCCTCCGTAATTGGCAATGGAGTTGTATGTATAAGCAATGCTGGATTTGTTGCTGTATGATATTTTGCTATTGCTTGTGTGTATTCACTTGCGGTATTTTTCAAATCTATTTCGGATTCAGTTTTAAACTTACAAAATTTATATATTCCAACAACTTCACTCAGCACTTCAGCACCGCACATAATCATATCAATGGCATTAGCCGAAAGGTTTTCACTATCTGTAACACAAACTGCAACGCTTTCTTTGCCATTAACATTTCGTGTTAGAACCATATCTCCTTTATTAAGAGATTCGTCATCTGGGACTTTGTATGTATATCTTTTTGCGTTTTTATCTTGTAAATGTCTTACTTGTACAATGTTCATTTATCATTCTCCTTCTTAACTCCATTTTTTGTAAGATAGCTCTAACGGAGCAAAAATGCTTTTAATACGCTCTGAATCAATACCATTTTCTACAACCACACTATTATACCTTTTACCTCTGCCTTCGTATTTGTCTGTAACAATATCCAACACACTGCCATTGTTAAATACAAACGAAGCATATTCTTTCGTTATATAAGTACGAGTCAAGTTACCACAGTGTGTTGCAATATAGTCACACAAAACAGTAAAAAATTTTCCTTCCTCTTGTACCACGCAAAGTACCGCTAATTTCTCTAACGCTTGACATTCTTTAATGGCGTTATCAATCTGTTTTTTACTCACAAAATAAATCATTTATCATTCTCCTTCTTAATTCCATTTTTTTGTAAGATAGGTTGAACGGAGCAAAGATGGTTTTAATAAGCTCCGAATCAATGTTTTTGTCTATAATCATACTATTGTATTTCTTACCTTTACCTTTGTATTTGTCTGTAACCACCTCAATCTTACTATTGTTGCTAAATACAAACAAAGCATATCCTTTTGTTATGCGTGTGCAAATCAAATCATCACAATGCGATACAATATGATCACACACAACAGTAAAACCGCTTTCATCTTCTTGCATTGCGACAAGTACCATTAGGTTATCTAACTTTTGACACTCTTTAATGATGGCGTCAATCTGTTTTCTGCTCACAAAATGAATCATTTATCGTTCTCCTTTTCATTTCAACAAACATTTGTTTAATTGAAACAATTTAATCTGTATAAATCGTAATCAAGTTACCCAATTTGCGATAACCAAAACAAAGATTGCCACCATCGCAAATCAGAGCCTGTTCATCTTCTGTGAAATTGAACGGATTACTTAACACCTTGTATGTAATGTTACCGTAACCATATCCCTTCTGCGTGTAACACATATAATTCTGCAAATCATCTTGTGTAACATCGTACTTCTTTGTGTAAAAATTCAGCCAAATCAATTTTGATTTCGGTGCAAGTTTCTTGTATATTGCAAGATTTTCTTCATACAGTTCATTCCCATTAGGCTTAAATGCCCACCCTGTATTTATCAATGAATTACCTCCTCGACAATCTTCGTTCTTGGGACATACATTCTTCTACGCTGTTTGTCCTCAATTTTTCTGGTTTCTCCAAGAATTTTTTGCAATGATTTCAACACATCAGAATGTGACTGAATCCATTCTGCTAATGGAGCATTAAGTTCTACACTATCTTTTGCTTTTCTACGGTTCTCTCTAACTTTCATTAGGGCTTTTCCAAGTTTGGCAGTGTCGTGATACGACACATCTTCAAGTTCAAGTTTATGTAAGATATCTTGTGTTTCGTAGTCGTGTAATGATTCATTTTCAGTATTGTTTTGATAATCTTCTGTTGCTTGTGTGAAAAAGTTGATTGTATCTTCTAACTCTTTAGCTGTTTTGATTTTTCGTCATCTCCTATAATAATTTGTGATTAGAACTTCCGTTGAACTGTTGCCTGTTTTCACCTTAGTGTGGTAGTTGCAATTATTGTAATCTTTGATTAGATAATCTATTTTATTTGCCGTGTTGCTTCCTCTATTCTTTGTTGCTTCCTCTGTCCTTTCTTTTGCTATATCAAAATATTTTTCTTCAATTTCTATGCCGATAAAGTTTCGGTTAGTATTTACACACGCAACACATGTTGAACCACTTCCCATACAATTATCAACCACTATTTCACCTTCGTTGGTGTATGTCTTAATCAGATATTCCAACAATTCAACAGGTTTTTCAGTTCTGTGTTTTGCAATACTTGGGTGCGGTTTACTAAATGATAATATACTTGTAGGGTACTTTTCTGTGCTACCTGCTCTACTATCATCTGTCATATGAAATTCACCATAGTTTTGATTTGTATGTTCTTTATTTTTATAAGAAACACCTTTGCTGTGTAGAGGTTTGCCCTGTGTAAATTGTGGATTGTATGTAGGTAATTTTTTATAAAATACAGCAATCTGTTCGTGTTGTCTTAAAGGCATACGCTTTGCGTTAAGAAAACCACTTATTAATTGTTTATCCCACACCAAATCATATCTAAATAGTTTACGATTGCTATTTACCAAATCAACATAAAATGTACCTTGTCCAAATAAAAGTATTGCACCATTATCTTTTATAATTCTTTCATAATGTTTCCAAAGTTTGTCAAAAGGGATTATAATATCTTTCTTATTTTGAGTAACACCGTAAGGCAAATCACACAATATCATATCAATGCTTTTATCTGGAATATCTTTCATCAATTCAAGGCAATCGCCTTGTAATAATTTACTAATTAGTTTCACCGCCTTTACTAATAAAAGAATTCTTTAATCAATTTATAATAAGTTTTTTAGATTCCATAATGGAATAAAACTCACTTGCTTTTATTTCCGTTAAACCTTCTGGAACATTGAAATCACCTTCAGATGAAAATGTGCAATAAATAACATTATCTAAATCAAACAATCTCCATCCACACTTAAAACAACCAATTGTAAAATAGAATGGAACATAAGGTTTATGTGCATTTTCTGTAAGACCGTTTTCTTTACATAATGAAACCCATTCTTTATTAAGAGGATTTCTTAATTTGAACTTGCCCGGAATATCAGATATAAACCCATTTGCAAAATTCTTAATATCCTCGGCATCAGGGTCAATCCACAACCTTGTAACAGTTGGATAGAATGAGTTGGTATGAATATTATTTCTTACCGAAAAATCTCGAAATAAGTCAGTAATCTTATTAACAGTTTCTAAATATTCAAGATATTTTTCGCCAAGAGCACTGTCATTCGATACGATATAAAATTTTTCCATATATATTCTCCTAATTTAATTATCTGTTTCTTTGTATGTTTCATAGTTAGTAATTAAAACTTCAACACTGCTATTTGCCGATTTATCTTTTGTTTGATAATTACAATTTTTATAATCCATATTTAAATAATGGACATTATATTTTTTAGACCATTCTTTTAAAATATCGTTGCTTTTACCTTTGTGTTCTAAAACATTTGACAAAGTAAATTTGCCACCTTTTGAGTTAATAATGTCAAGTAAATTAAGAAGCTCTCTCTCATAATCTTCTGACCATTTACAAAAATAATCTCGTTCATATCCACCAACAGTAATAAGATAAGGCGGATCACAATAATAGAAAGTGTCATTAAATTCTGGCGAATCTAAATTCAAATTATGGAAATCGCTACTGTAAAAACTAATATTTTTCTTGTCGATAGCTTCTATGTATTTTACAAGTTTATCCTCTAACGACTTAGAGAAGTAAGACCTGCTTGCGCCAGATGGCATATTAAACTCTCTGCTCTTATTAAAGGCTATTTGATAGTTGAATGCGTGAGTAATTAAGCAATATAAAACTACTGCATTTTCTCTATCAAGCTTATCTTTCAGATTTGTATTATAGTAACTTCTTAAATTAAGAAATTCTTGCTTACTAAACTTGTTCAATTTGTATGTATCAATCATTTCTTTAACTTCATCTACGAATTTGCTATCAAGATTTCTGAAGATATTAACGAGTGGTTCGCACTTGTCGTTATACACAACCTGTTTTGCATTCACATTTAGTGAAACTTCTCCACCCCCCCGAACAAATCTACAAATTTATCAATTTTCTTCGGAAAAAGAGGTAGAATCTGAGGCAGCAATTTGTATTTACCGCCAATATAATTAAAAGGATTTTTCAAATAATTTATATTTACCATCTCCTTGTGTTACTACTTGTCCTGATTTCAAACTTTCTTGAATTTTGATTACTCTTTGGTTTCTTGAACCGCACCAAGCAAGAGAAATATCTCTTTGCGACTCATCATATTTACCATCAACAAGGATGTCTATATAAGGTAAGATTTCGTTTACAATAAACTTAGATTTCAATATCTGTTCATATACATAACCTGTATATAGCCATATTGTTTTGCTTGGCAATTTGGTCTTGACCGTTTTTACAATATTAGATATTTGTTGTTGATTTGCTTGCTCCAATGGGTGTCCACCTGAGAGCGTTAGCCCCGATATATAATCAGGACTTAACGCTTCAAGTAATTCAGTCATAGTGTCATTAGTAAATGGTTGTCCGGCTGTAAAATCCCAAGTTGAAGGATTTTGACAGTTGTAACAATGAACGGTACAACCGCTTACCCATAGTACAACTCTAACTCCAATCCCATTGGCAATATCGTGTTTAGTGATTTTGATGTAATTCATTTACTACCCATTAAAGTGCTTAACTCTCATTTCAACTTCTTCTTGTTTTCCTTCGTTAAATGCTGTTTGGTAGTTTCCTGTTAAATACCCCGTAACTCTACGCAATCTGCGAATATCTTTGCATCCACACATCGGACATTTATCATTGATTTCGTCAGTATATCCACAATTACAGCACATATCATTTGGCACATTGATGGCGAAATACGGAACATCTTTATCCATTGCGTAATTAACTATTGTCTCTAATGCTTTGAGATTATTTTTTACCCCAGCGTCCAATTCACAATATGTAATACATCCTGCACTTGAATATCCAGTCAGTTGCGACTCAATATTAATTTTTTTAAACACGCTCATCTTTTTCCAAACAGGCACATGAATTGAATTAGTAAAAAATTTCTTATCTGAGACATTTGGGATTGTGCCATATTTTTCTTTAAAACGAGTCATTGCAGTAAAGCACAGATTTTCGGCAGGTGTGTAATAAACGCCAAAGTTTAATTTATATTGTGCTTTAAATTCCTCACATCTATCTTTAAACAATTGTTCGATTCTTTTAGCTAAATCCATACCTTTTTCGCTTGTATGGTCACAACCAATGAGAATTTGTAAGGCTTCAGCCAAACCTAACTGTCCTACCGCCAATGTGCCATGCTTTAAAGCAGAAATAATATCCTTACCGTCATATCCTTCCATAACTCCATTTTCGTACATAAATTTTGCAGATTCAGAAGGCTGAGATGCTATGTATTTAAATCGCTCAATAAGCATATCTTTTGCTTCGTGAATTTTCTTATCAAGAATTTGCATAAATATATCTATAATCGAAAAATTATCTGTCTTTTGTTGAGCTTTCTCTTTAGCCTCCATTGCAAGTGTAGGCAAAATAATTGTTACAGGGCAAATATTACCTCGTCCGTCTTTAAGCTGATTAAAACCATTAATGTCGTATCCATTAGCTGTCCTGCACCCCATAGTTGAAAAATAGGTACTCGGATCGTTTTTGTCATATCCTTCGTTGCCGCTCCAGTCAACATTGGCATAATTCGGATACAGTCTCAATGATGTTGATTTCAAAGCTAACTGGAATAAATCATAGTTTGGATCGCCTTCTTGTCGATTTACTCCTTTCATCATTTGAAAAATACCGCAAGGGAATATTGATGTTTTATGTAGCTTTCCTATGCCATTAATAGAGACTTCAAGCAAAGCCTTTGTCACCATTCTGCCTTCTGGTAAAGTACAAGTACCATAGTTAATTGAAGTGAACGGCAATTGATTTCCACTCCTGCTTTGCAATGTATTAAGGTTATGATACATACCTTCTACCGCCTGCAAAACTTCTTTCTTTGTCATATCCATTGCGTATTGGTATATGTCACTTTTAAAAGACATATAGAAAGGACTTGTGATTGATTCGTTTTCTGGTTTAAAACTGCCCTCGTATTTATTAGCATCAATTTTAGCAAGATAGTTTAAACCGTCCTTAAAGTGTTTCCAAAAACTTTTTCTCACATAAGGAATCATTGTCCAATCTAAATGTGTTGCCGATACTCCGCCAAACTGTTGTAAACTTTGTAACTGAAAAATCACGGCTACCAATTGAAATGCTGTACTAACTGACTGTGCTGGTCTAACATCGGTTTGTCTTGTATTAAAACCATTAGCTAACAATTTATCAAAAGGAATTGAAAGACAATTGTGATCTCCTACCGCATAATGGTCTAAATCGTGAATATAAATTTCATTATTAATATGATTGTTTTTAGCCATATCAGACATACAATAATTCAAAGCATAGTCTTTTGTAACAGCACTTGTTACTGCCCCCATACGACCACCAAACGATGCTTCATCCACATTAGCATTTTGATTTTCTATATTTTTGGCAAATAACTTATCGGAAATCTCTTTGGCTAACTTATTATTCTTTTCACGAGCCTTCGTTCTCTCGTTTCTATAAACTATGTATGCCTTTGCCACATCTTTGCAACTGCTTGCCATTAACTTTTTTTCTACAATATCCTGTATTTCTTCAACAGTTAGATTGTGATTAAGACTTTCGATTTCTGTAGCTATTTTATTAGCAAGAAAAGTTTCGTTCGTTCCTACGCTACACATTGCCTTCCTAATAGCAGAAACAATCTTTGATTTATCAAAATCAACTTCTCGACCATCTCGTTTAATTACTTTCATACCTATCACCCATTCTTCCTGAGAATATCACCATATGTAAGATGACTAAAGTTAAGCAGGTTATGACAATTGTTACAAGGTGTGCTTACTGGACTTCTTTCCTTAAGTGTGATTTTATTTACAGATTTGCAGAAAGGACATTTGGTAAGAATCTGTACACCACATATATTCATAAAATTCCTTACAAGAGGATCAACAACATTATAAGCTATATAAGTACGAATAATATTGTCCTCATTTATGTATGCACTTTTAGTGTTCTCACATGTGTTGTCATATTTATGTATAACTGGTGCTGTTGGCACAGGCGTCTTATCGCTACTAACTTTGTTTGCCTTTATTCCATCAATCAAACCTTTGACATAATCATAACCTTCAACTTTGTGCGGATTATCTTCTGCATTTTTTACGAATAAAACATCAATTTTATGTGCGTTTGCGTACTCAATTTCCTTGATAACACCTGTTGAATCGTACCATTTTTCGCCTGTCACCCATATTTCATCACATTCGGCAAGCTGATACAGACAAAGTTCAAGTCCATCTTCATAAGACATATCATTGTATAGAAAGCCAAACATATGTATCGGTGAAATAAACATATAATTCGGATGTTTCTTTTGCTGTGTTTTAATAATTTCTTCAACCTCTTTGAGATTGTTTTTGTCACCACCGTATTTGTGGCTGACATACACTGTTTTTTCAAATTTCTTCATTCAATTCCTCCTATTTATTTTTTACTATCAGTAAATTCAAAGCATACGCATCACCCCCCCTTTTATTGTTACCTTTAACCCTGTATTAGTCTTTATTTTTGATTGTAATTCGCAACTCTACTGTTTTACCGTCCTTTAAATCCCATTCATACCCACTTGAGATTTGCTTTGGGGAAGAAAATCCACCCAACAATTTATTTACCATATAATCTCTAACAGCTCCAATTGCTTCATCTGTAACTTCAGATTTGTTTTGCCACATATATTTGTTTTTATGATTTAATGTGCCAGCGTATATGCCAAAAGCACCACAACCAACATGATATTCTGCCATTTAAGTTCTCCTTTTTGTTGATTTTTAAACTTCATATCTGTTAATCTCTTTAGCTGTCAATCCATATCACGCTCCTTTTTTTCTGCAATAAGATTTAAGCCTTTGTAACAATCATCGCATAGCTGTATTTTAATTTTTCTCTTACTTTTGACAAGAGTTTTAATCCGAGTAAAGTATTCAGTATCGATCCCTACATAAAATTCTTTCATTTTAACTATGTACGGATTTTCGATAATTTTGTAACAACTATCACACTGATAAACTCTCATTTACTTTCACATCCTTGTAAAACTCATATCTGTTATCTTTGTTTTCAGCTTTTATTGCAATCGCTAAATCTCTTGTGCTTATTTCGTCTACACTGTTAATACTTTCCATTAATCTGTCAATTAATAAAATTTTTTCACCGTTTGCAACTGCATCAAGCACATCAGAACTACAAACTGCTTCGTACTTCCTCATTTTTTGCACTTCCTTTCCCAATCCTTTTTCATTGCCTTGAGCTTTTTTGGGCAATCCTTCCAATTGTGATTTTTTCGTTTCCAATGGAAAGAAAAGAGCTTATAGCGTAAGCCTTTGTATTTGATTCCGTGATACATTATTTTGCCTCCCATTCTACAAACCTGTTCACCCATTCTGTAGTTTCTGGCATTGTTTTGAGCAAGAACACACAGTCTTTAACATCTTCCTCAGTGCGATTTGAAATTACATAGTCAACTTTTTCTTCAATATCTTTAAACTCTTTACGGTCGTTAATAATACGCTCCATAGCTTTTACAGTTCCTGTTTTGCTGTCTTTATACCTTTTCTTCATTCTCAAGAATCGTTCAACAGCAGGACAATCTATTAGCACAGAGTCAATTAGTTTATCGCCTTTGTAATTATTTTTAAAATCTTCAAATCCTCTCGGATCAATTATGTAAAAATCAGCGTCATCAATTTGCTGTTGCGTTGCACAATATCTGTAACCGTTAAACTCGGTATAAGCCACGATATTGGTCAGTTTATCAAACTCCTCATCTGTTACAAAAATGTGTGAGTTTGGAGATTCGTTATCTCTTCTTGGTCGTGTCGTATAAGACACAACCTTTTTGCGATTATATTCCTTACAAACTTTGTCTACTAAGTAATCCTTACCAGAGCCTGAAGCTCCGAGAACTAATACAATTGATTTAACAGCCATCATTATCATTGTCTCCTTTTAGTAACTGCTGAAATAAACATTATCCACCACTGCATACGGTGCTCCAAATGAATGATAATAACTCATTCTAAACGCTTTGACATTATAATCTCTGTCACCACTCAATATCCTTTGAGCAACCGAATAAGACAACTCACTCGGATCTCTTGTGTAAAGAATACCTGCCACATTGAATGTATTATAATCAAAAGCTACTGCTCTCAATCCACCGTTGCTGTCAGCTAAATTCATTGCCGTTGAACCTACCAACCACTGACAATACTCACTACAATTACCCGCTTCGCAATAAATTACTCTTGCCAACAAATCTACCTCATCTGACGATGTGTTATATGTATTATTTGATTTTGTAATAGTTTTTGTTTCTGCTTGAACTTCAACTTTTTCTGTTGGCGGTTCTGTAGGAGGAGAGGTTGTTTTGACCTTCTTCTTGTCTTTTTTAGTTGTCTCAGTTGGTTTTACTGTTGTTGATTCTATTGTGGCATGCACGGTTGTAGGTTGCGTTGTTGATTTGACTGCCGTATCTTTAGTTGCTGTATCTCGTGTTGCAGTGTCAGGGGTGGAGATGTTTGGTTCTCCACAAGCCGAAAAGCCAAACATCACACCTAACATTACCCATAAACTTGCTATCTTCTTACCAAATCGGATATAATCACCCTTCCTTAATTTCCCATTTTCTAAATTTATCCACATAATCATCAGTAAAAAACCCTCTGATAATAAGTGTTTGTGGCTTATTTGTGTCTATAAGCATTAATCCAAGTAGACTTTTACCGGACAACACTTCCTTGCCTTGTGCCACCTCAATAATGCCACTCATTAATTCATCTGCTATGTGAAGAAAATTATCAAAATCATCTCGCTGAAGCTGAATGTGTAACATTACTGTTCTATGTATTTTGTTTTCCATAGCTTACTCCATAACCGAGCCTACTGCCCACTTACTAATTACTGAGTAAATATCTTTGTCACACACACAAGTAATAGTATTCCAATCAACATTATGTGCTGCTTTGGTTTTTGCTCTTTCAACACCATTTGCAAGAACAAGACTTGCAAGAAATGATTTACCACTGATAGACCAATCTTTGCCGTTTTCGTCTTTACCGATAAGAGTTACTTCTTCGTCAATCTGACTTACAGCCTCTGTAAAATCAGACACATCCTTAAGTGTAACAAGTTCAATTTTTTGCCTCATTCAATCACCTTTCTTAATTTAGCAATTTATATTTTGTTAAATTCCAATACCCCTTTTTATCTTTGTAAATACCATCTAAAGGCACATAAATTACATCATATTGTTTCAATGGCAATGATGCAAAAAGATAGTGTTTTAATGTTAAACTTCCTTCTTTTCCGGTACCAACCGAACGATACGAAATTCTTTTTGCAAATTCCTCGTTAGTTTGTTTGTTTTTAAGAGGGTAGACATTCTTTACGAGCAGTTTCTGCCTATCTTCAGCTTTGTGTGTGGTTAAATCAATATACCCCAAATATTCTTCCTGTGTTTGAATAATGCGTTTATAATTCCAAGCCTTGAAATTCATTTGATTTGCAATAGTTTCGATGCCATTTAGTATGTTATCTATGTTTTGAATAGTGAACGATTCTTTAATAGTGTTATCTTTCTTTAAGTCTGTACTATTATTTTTTACTATGTCGTACAATTCAAAATGCTCTGTTTGTAATACGGACTTCTTAATATTCTTGCGAAATCCCTTGCCGGTAGACGCTCTAAAGAATTGATAAGTTGCAAGTATGTATAATAGTTTCGATTGAATTCCGTAGTGGTCGAAGAAACCTATTTTAATTAAAATTTCTATTTTAGATAGTCCCACAGAAGTCTCTTGGTCGGAGAGACGAATTACATCTATAAAACTGGTCGGCTGTTGGTTGTAAACTTTAAAAAGTTCTGTGGCGACCTCTTCAGATAAAAATTTAACTGAACCAATACCTTTTGCAATTGCGTGAAGGTCTTTGTTAAAATAATAGTTTCCTAACGAAATTCCGAATTTAGGTAATGTAATTTCAATATCTTTTGCTTTAGCAGCTTTTTCTCCCGTCTGTATTTGTTCATCATTCTTTGCACAGTTTAAATATGCTGTGCAAAACTCATACGGATAATAGTAGTAATAATAAGCACACAAATAACTAATCATACAGTATCCAATGGCGTGATTCATACCAAATTGATAACTGGCACTGTCTTGAATAATCTGAAGAAACTCTTTAGCTTCCAGTTCTGCAACATTTCTTGGAGAATTTGATTTATGACAATAACCTTCAAGTATTGACGGCAATGCTTTAGCCAATCTCTTTTCATCTTTATGTCCGATTGCTCTACGCACATTGTCAGCTTCGCTGCCCGACAGTCCGCATATTTCTTGAAGAAACTTAATTGTGTCCTCTTGAAATATTAAATATCCATTGTTTTTATTAAGCAGTTTATCTATAACCTCTGACGGATTTTTATGAGGTATATGCTTAAATAGCTCCTCTCTGTAAGAAGAACCTGATGGTCTAATAGCAGCCGTGACTATTGCCATATCCAAAATACTTTTAGGCTTATATTTTTTTAAACAATCTATAGCAAAAGGAGACTCAAACTGAAAAATAGAACCTGTAGTTTCTAACATGCTTTCCCATACATTTTGATCATCCCAATCAATCTCGTGAGATTTTGGATAAGGTAAATGAGCGAATTTGCAAGTTTCACTAATAACTTGCACTGTCTTTAATACAAGCAAATCATACTTGGTCAACCCTACATCATGAATTTCATCCATATCAATCTGAAGAGTACAGTAGCCATCTTTCTCGAACACACCGTAATTGTCAGCTAAAGTAATTGGACTAATAACAATTCCTGCTGGATGTACCGACTGTGCATGCTTAATACCTAACAAGCCATCATAGTAATAAAACAATTTCGGATACTTTTGTCTTGCTAAATCAGGATTGGTATTAAAACATTGCTTAATTTCTTTGACTTTTTGAATAGAATATTCACACTCACTAAAATCGGTTTTTGGGTGTCTTAATTCCCAATTAAGTCGAAATGCTTGTCCTATCAGATCAATAGCAGCCAAATCTTTCAGTGTCGAATATGTAGGAACTCTGGCTGTTTTTGTTTTACCGAATTTATCTATAATGTACTCAAACATTTCTGGTCTATCCGATTCTACAACATCAACATCAATATCTCCTACTTCTACTCTGTCTTCATTACAGAATCGAGAAAATACTGTACCCCATTTTTCAGGGTTTAGGTCAATAATATCGGTAACATACGCTGTTCTTGAGCCACCAACTGAACCTCTTGAAAAACCTATTGGTTTTCCTTGATTTCTAAAATGTGAGAGAATTTCACTCATTGAAAGCATAAAACCCGACATACCTACTTTCTTAAAGACTCTCAGTTCTTCAGGTATTGCTTTATCAAATCTATCCTTTTCTTCTGATGAAATAACACCATTATCAAGCTTCTCTTGATATTTTTGATATACCAATGAAGTAAATTTTTGTTCGTCTTTTTCAGCACTGCCATACAAAATAGGGTACTTAATCGATGTATCAAGCATAAACTCTTCGACACTATCTGCCATAACATTGGTGTTGTTAATAGCCTCTATGTATAAAGAACTCGGTATTGCGTCCTGTGTTGCGAAAGCTTTCACTAATTCATCGTAAGACTTATACACTAAGTCCATCTTATCTTCGCCTTCGTAATGTTGTTTTTTAGCATCTAAGATTACTTGTCTACACTCTGCTTTATAAGAATTAACTGAGTGGGCGTCTGTTGCAGCTATTAGCGGAATATGATATTTCTCAGACAGATATGCTAAATGTCTATTGTATTCAATTTGTTCTTTGCAATTGTGTGGTTGAATTTCGAGATAATCATACCCTTTAACTAATTGTTCATACCATGTATCTTCTACAGGTAATTTATTTAAAGGAGAAGCAAGACAGGCACTTGTTTTGATAATGTTGTCAGACAGTGAAAGAAACTCTTCAAACGAGATTCTGCCAACATAATAAAAATGATTTTTGTCAGTTCTTGACAAACTTATAAGCCGGTTGAGTTCCTTAACACCTTCATAGTTTTTCGCAATAAGAACTGTATGATAATTGTCTCGGATTTTGTCTGTATGATTTTTTGTTAAGTAACACTCAACTGCATGTATATACTTAATGCCTTTTAAGTCACAATACATTTTCTTCTTAACCCAGCCCTGCATATTGCCATGTTCTGAAAATGCAATTGCATGCTGTCCCAACTCTACTGCTTTATCAACATAATCTTTGTAATTGGTGGCACTGTCTTTAAGAGAATAGTCTGTATGTATATGGTAAGCAACATAATTGTCGATAATATTAATCTTCCTTTCCGAACACTTCACTTGTCTCGTTTGGATGCGGGAAAGGAATAGACTCTGTGTATTTATTCTTATCCCATGCGTATTGTTTTCCAAACTCCATTTCGTTGGTGTAAAATCTACGAGATGGCGGATCGTACCACATTGGAATTGATAAATTCTCCTGTCCTCTCATCCTGTCTTTTAAAACATCCAATATAACATCATAATTTTTAACTAATTCGTCACCAGTTTGCTTTTCATTGGGTTTCACTCTATATAACGAGAAACTTCGATGAGCGAGATCTAACATACCTCCAGAACCACCAATATCATATTTACAAAGGCGAGTAACCTGCTGTCCTTTTCGTGGATGAATAACCAAAATAATAACAACTTGAAATGTGGCTGCAAATTTGGTCAACCAAGACATGAATGCGTTTTGTGTTTCGTTTTTATTGTTGTCGGTAGCTCCAAGATTGATGACCGTAAGATTGTCCAATATGAGCATTTTACAACCATACTTCCTAACACAATCCTCCATTGATTTTTTGATATTATCGACTGAGTTGTCATAATCATCTTTATAAATATAAAGACGGTTTTTATAATATCCATCAATTTTAGTACGAGCACTTTTACTAACTTTGTAATATACACTTCCTTTACTGTCATGAAACTGATCGATATTGTGTCTACCTGCAAATATAAAATCAATCCAGTTTTTCATCATCGAATTAGGAAGCTCTTTAGAATACAACCAAACAGACTTTTGTTGGTCAAGCGATTGACATATAAACTGTGACAGTAAAGATGATTTACCACTGCCATTAGTACCCGTCAGAATTGTAACTGTACCATAAAACATTTTCATTAGCTTATTGTCTAACTCTGTAATGCCAGTATAAATACCGTCAATTTGAGAAAGGTCAACATCTTCAATGTCTGAAAAGTCAATAACGCTATCAACAGGCGAATCTTTTGCATCCAGTATAAGTTTCAGTACATATTCTTTTCCAAACCAATACAATGTCTCATTGAGATCACTAATAAAAGCTTGACTGCCATCTGATTTTGTTACCGTTGTGGGTAACTGTACAATCTTTGTTCGCCAGTTTCCAAGTCTACTTGAAACCTCTTTAATCATTTTTTGTCCCGCTTCATCGTTATCTGCACATACAATAATATCGGTGAATTGTTCTAACCAGTCCCAATTATGTTCAATCCAATGAAAGTTTCCAGCCCCAAGCGGGACACTAACTGCATTAGTGAATCCCGCTTCTATAGCTGAAGCACAATCAATTTCTCCTTCACATATTAGTAAAGGACTGTCAACATTAACACGATTCATATTGAACAATATTGGACTTGTATCTGCATCTTTTTGACACCATGTTTTTACTTCACCTTTGCTCTTATCTATCTTATGGCTCGGTCGGTATTTAACCAGAGTAAGCACATCGTTCGTGTCGTAATAGTTAAACACTATATTTTCATGAGAGTCTTGTCTAATATCGCAATAGTCAATTGTGCTTGGTGATATTTTTCGTAAACCTAAGTATTCTTCGATTTTGTTTTTTGAGTGACATTCTACAGGTTTTGGGTATCGGTACTGGGTTTTAGTCTTTACACCCATCTCTCCAAACGCATATTTAATGCCTGCTTTTTCAAATAAATACTGAACTGCTTCCAAATATGTATGTCCTTTAATCATATAAGCATCAATAATGTCAGTCGATATACCACATCCGAAACAATGAAAATTATATGTTTTTGGATTGTAAATCCAACTTGGAGTATCTTCCTCGTGGAAAGGGCAACATGCTCTCAAACGACTCTCATCAAAATTTTCAACTTCTAAAATTTGAGCTATTTCAAAAGCATTCTTCTCTCCTAATTTCTCTTTTGCTTTATGAATTTTGTCTTTTTCAATAAGCAAACATAATCACTCCTCAAGAAAATCAAAATCGTCCTCTTCAGTATAGCTTTTAGAACGCTCGCAAAATGCCCGTACCGAACAAAGGTTGTTACAAAAGAAATCATCACACTTGTAATTATTGATATTTTTGTCTTTAGCAGCGTACTGCACGAACACTTTATCTAACCAGCATTCTTCTTCCAGAATTTCATTTATGGAAGCCTCAGCCCAAGACAAAGCTTTCTCATATTCACTCTTATTGAAATCTACGCTTTTCATTTCTCCGAGCTTAAACATATTAAAAATCAATTTTGTGGGATATGTGTGATATGTTTCGTATATGTATTTGGAATACAGGTACAACTGAAAAAGATACTTCCGTAATTCTTGCTCGTTCTTAAAAGCTCCTTTGCTTTTGTGGTCGCAGATAATATACTCGCCATTCTTCTCAAGTATTAAGTCGATAACACCAACAAAGTTATACTCGCCAATTTTGGTTTTAATCTTCTGTTCAACACCGACTACTTGATATTCAGAAAAAGCATCCTCAAAACCTCGAAAATATTCAAGACCTATTTGGTAATATTTCTTATTCATATCAACATAGCGATTTTTAGGGAAATCAGATAAAACCGTTCTTTTATAAGCATTTTTGTACTGCTCTTCAAGATCGAAAATGCTGCTTTGACCTTTGTAATAACTTTCTAACAATTTGTGACATAAAGAACCCCATTGACTAAAAGCGTTTTCTTCTTGGGGCTTCCTATCAATATATGATAAGAAGAACATACGAGGACAAGTCTGATAAGAATTTATACTGGAAAACGACCAGTACCGATTTTTTAATTGTTTTAAGTTAATCAAAATGGTAACTCGTCCTCTGTTTCAGATGTAGTAGATTCTGCCTTTGACGGCGTAGTTATATTTGCGTCATCACCACTTTCGTCACGCTTGTCGTCACAAAACTCTGCATCCTGTATCATAATTTCTACAACCTGACGCTTCTCTTTTTTTTCTGTTTCGTATGTGCGAGAAGTCAGTTTACCATCAATTCCAATCTTTCTTCCTTTTGAAAAATGCTTACAAATAAATTCTGCAACACTTCCCCATGCCACACAGTTAAAAAAGTAATCATCGTTGTCTTTGCCATAAGACCTTACTGCAATTCTAAAATTAACAACCGACTTTCCATTGGTTGTTGTTTTAAGTTCGAGTTCGGTTACAATTCTTCCAATTTCACATACTTTATTCATACTAAACCTCCCATTGTTCAAGTCGCTCAAGCACAATTTTTAGTGTCTCTATATCTGTAATTTTGGTCGGATTTTGATGTCCTGACATATCTGCAATAGAAGCATATAATTTTTTGCTATCAACGCCTTTGGATACCAGTTCTTTACAAATAGACACTACTTTGCCTTTAAGCACATCTAAATCAGATACTTTCTTAGCTTTGGTACGCTTTGCTTCATCGCTCAATTCTTCGCCATACCAAAGATTCAAACCAAGACCAAATAATGCTGCGTTTTTTGTTAGGCATCTCTTAATAGCTTTGTTTACCATCGTAGATTCTACTTGATCGGCTGATACAGACTTATTGCGGTTATCCATAATAGCCAACTGCTCTTCTTGAGTTTCCCCATTAATGGATAATAATGTTTCAACCCAACAGGTTTTTCCGTCAGTATGATAAAGATTACCATTATCGTCTCTAACTACGGTATATGACGACCTTGGAAAATACTCTTTTATGTATGCCCATGCAGACGCCCATGGTAAATAATTCATACCATTTTTAGGCTTGACCTTGCCAGACACATCAATTGATGATAATGTTTGATAAATTGACTTGTTGTCAGAAATAATAATTCCCCCTATATATTAATTTTTTGTTAATTTAGCACAATCATAAGCACCACCTCCTTACAGTTTTATACTTTCTAATATGCAAAACTGACTTAATGATTATTTTTTAAAGGCGAGCTGTACCGCCTTTAAAAATCTTTATTAAACTTTACATAAGTGAATAATACTTATCCTTCCATGCAGTGTATTCCGCCTGTATAGTTTTTAGTTTATCTTGAAAATAAACATCTGTTTCCCCATCGTGTTCGGTATAACTCCGAGAACGCATTAGTTCAGCAAATGTAGGTATGAACCCCTGTTGTTCCAATATGTACTGTCTGTAAAACACTCCACTTTTATATAACGAACCATAAGATAATAATTTCGACAAACGATATGGTTTTGATTTGCGGGTTACACGAGTTCTTAAATATTCTACTGTTATATTGTTAAGACGAGTTGTACCTCTTAACAATTCACAACCTTGAACCCTGTCGAATTTACGAACAATACCATTCCTTGTTGTAGTGGTTAAACATTTCAAAGAACACAATTTGTTGATCGTTATATAAGCTTCAGTTGGAATCTCGTAGAGCGTGCTATTGTATGCAATAATTTTCTTTTCGTTATTGTTATCTATAGATACATGATTGCTTGTAATCTTTATCGTGTCTTCTTTTGGGATGCCCATATAAGCCATCCAGACAAATCCTCTCGACAACAAATCAACATTATCTTCTATTTCCGGTGGAAATACAGCATTGAGTTGAAATTGTAAGTGTTGTGGAGACGAAACCAATACTGTATTAGCATTAATATCCATAGCCTGCAACACATATGAGGATATGTTTGTATCACAAATATGATTCTTATACGCCCAATCTAAGTAACTCCTTAACATCGTGGCATCTCGTTTCCGTGAACCATATGTTTTACTACCTGCTATTTTAACCTGAACTTTCTGAAGATTTTCTTCTGTGAACCGTGAAATGTCTTTTTCAGATTCTTGTTCAAAAATTTCTATACTATTAAACAATGCCGTCGCTAACAGTATATTTTGTTTCGACGATAATGTCGATACAAAAGCCATTTTCGTAGTCTCATTATACATATCATCAGCACCTCGAATAAAATTATATATGTATAATGTATCACATTTGGCATTATTTGTAAACAGAAACAATCGCTGAAAAGTTACATATTAACGCATTTCTCTTTGCACTTCACGATTCCATTCGCAAAAATCATAATACTCCCATCCTTCGATAATGGCAATCTTTTTTATTATATCGTAATCATCATAATAAGTAACACCTGCATCATCTAATATCTGCTGATATTCCTCTCTTTTGCGTCCTCGTTCCGATGTATAATACCCAAACAAAGCGTCTTCAATTTCGGACTGTCTTTCTTTATTGTATCTATGTCTGGAATTCACTCGATCTTTAGCCCATTCGGATTTTGAATGATGCAAAGTGGTCTTCAAACCTTCCGTCACTGTTGCCAAACCAACCAATAATAATTCTCCTATCATATATAACACCTCTTCTTATTTAAGTTTTATCCATATATATCCTACTACCAAAACAACTAAGCAGAGGATTAATTGACCAAAAGTCACGCCATCACCAACCTTTTGTCTGCAAAATCTTGACTTTTCTCCCAAACATGCAGTAGTTCATCAAATGACAAATACGCAATTGCAGAAGAAGCAAGTAAATTTGCTTCTGTGATGCGAGTCATATGATATGAACTGAGTTTTGTAAGTTTTTTGGAGATTCGATCTTTAGAAATAGATATTGGGTTTTCACACAATACTATGCTGTCATACCTAAGACCAGAATTCTTGCTACTAATATACACATGCGTAGGCTGAGATGTCTTTTTTATCGAAGTAGTCAAAGGAAGAACAACAACATTAGGACTGTATTTATTACCAACATCATTTTGAAAAATTACACCCGGTCTTATTCCGCCCTGTGTGTGTCCATCTTGTGGAAAATCTATGAGATATACTTCGCCAATCTTTGGCTTGATTCCTAACATTCAAGCCCTCCTTTCTGGATTTCTTGGCTTTATTATATCACACAGTTCGTAAATGTCAAGTTCGTTTTGTATATTTGTATGCTAAATATTTATCGCCATTGTTAAGCACAATTAGTAATTCTGCACAATTAATATCTATGTATCTTACTCCTGCAAACACTACACTGCTGCTTACAGGTTCTTTTTGATTACTGAATTGTATTACTCTATCATTCAATATCGACCATTTTACCGTATCATATTTTTTGTCGTTGAACACAAAATAATAGTTTTTCAGTACACTCTCCCAATCTTTTAATGCAACTATCATACACATCACCCTTGTATTTAGAACATCCGTTCGATTATTTATTATAACAAGAGAATAAGCTATTGTCAATAGAGTTTGTTATATTGTGCAATTACATCACCTACTAAGTAAATATACTTATCCACCTCTTCAATTGTAGTTCAAATTATTCATATGTGTTCATTCGCCTTTCATTATTATTGTAAATTTTTTCTTTATTATAATCAACCCACAAAATATGGAAATAACATTGACAAAATTTTCCCAATAGTGTATCATCATATTAGGCTTAGAAAATGGGTAGGCTAACGCTGACCATCTTTCGATAGCTTACTTGGTATAGACATCACCAGATTTTCGCAGGTCGAAGTGATGTCTATTTTTTATGTATAAAACCTTTGTTTTAAACATCTTCCGATACATAATGTTCGTACCGTAGTCTATTTAACAATTCCTCAAGTGTAATTGATAGGGCATATTCTTTGTCTGTCATACCGCCTATAATAGATTTTTTAAGACTAAATCTGCTTACTATCTGTATGTCAGGCGAATTTGCAACAGAGCGAGACGAAATAATAACATAACATTTCAAATCTTTACCATAGAGCCGAATATCATTTTCGACTCTTTCTATCATCTCGGTATGATTAACTTCGATTGGTTTATCGTTATTGTCAAACCACGGCATTTAACACCCTCCTTATTACTGTCTGAGCATAATCATCAGTTTTAGCTTTCTCGTCAACATATTCCACCTCGGAATTAGCAAGATTGATTTTAGCAATTACTTTACCCTCTTCGTTGGAACTTGTTGTTCTCCAAGCGTCAATATACATTATATTTTTATCATAATCAATAAAGTTGCTTCTAATTTCTCTATATTTACTTTGCATAAAGCTACATTCCTCCTTATGACGAATCTGTTCTAAAACAAGAATTTTATTTATTGTGTTTATCATACCAAGCGGATTTGTTGGTCAGGTAAAGCACAAAATCTTCATCTTTGTATAAGTCTGATAAAGTATCTTCATACTCTTTGTCATCGCACCAATAAATCCGCCAGTACACGCATCCAATAAAATCCTCATATATACAATCGTTATAATAAAAATTACAGGAATTTAATTCGTATGCTAATGCGAAATACCCAGAGCCATCTTGCAATGTATAACTGCCATCATCGCAACAATAGCCGTTATCATATAACTCATATATAGGTTGCTCATAAGAAGCCTTAACACTGCTCATAACATTCAGCATAGCTTTATATGTTGATATCACCTCAATAATGTTTGATGCTACACATTTGTCAGTACACAACTGATACGAACTGTGTGTTTGAGCAACAACATCATTGGTTCTAAATCTAATATATAAATGTTCGTTATCTTGATTCATTTCTTCAAACGCTTCATTGAAAAATTTATTCCGCCACACTTTATCAGTTGATGCTTTATAATAGTTAATGATATAATAATCAACAAACTGCATTGAAGTAATATCTTTGACAGCAATGATTTCAGAGTTTGGTAACACCTCAAAATTAGAATTACCAATTAACCCACTATCATCAAATTGCAACCGTATTACCTCATAGTTTTTATCATATCTTTTCATAAATATCCCCCGCTATATTAGTTAATAATAGTATCTGCCTTTATTTCTTCAACCGTAGATTAGTACTCAACAATTATTACTGCCTGTCAATAATGCAATCTTGATAGCCTAAACCTGTTAATGCGAGTGCAAACTGTTCGGGAGCAATTAAAATGTCAATATCTTTTTTAAAGTCATCATCTGTAATAGATATAATAATTTGATTTATATTATTGATATTACGAGAAATAGTTATTTTTGCGTTAGCTTTCATTTGTTCACTCCTCCTCACACTGTTTTTTCACTACACTTTTAAAGATAGAAGTTAAAATGTCATTAATGCTTTGAGAATCATTCATCATATGGTCGCCTCCGATCTAAATTTTGTACTTGTTCTAATTGTTAAGCTAATTCTGCGACATAAATATCCCAAATTTCCCACTCTGCATCCGCATCATAATCCTCTTCATCATCCTCATTAAGAGGGATGCTTTGGATGTACAACACATCATAAGTGTATGTATGAAGTCCATGCTCCAATCCCCAAGTTGTTGTACACTTATCTTTTGAAGATTCAAACAACTTTCGAGCCTCCTCTAAAGTGTTAAATCTGCCGATAACATTATAAGTATCGCCTAAACAATTACCTCCGCAGTAGCACGCATGGTCGGCAAGTTGTTTTGTAGTAAGATTATTTTTACGGTTGCGATATTCCCAATTTTCCATTCTTACTTCATATACTTTTTTCATTTTGTATACCTCCATTTTATTTGCTATCTTCAAATGGCTCTCGATAAGAATAGTGATTCTCTGTACAGAAAACACAACCCCACCAGCAGTGTTGTTGTCCACAAGGTCTAACACCATAGCCATCGTACCCTGCATTAAGCTTGCAACCATCACATTCGTCTTCCCCTGTGATTGTACAATATCCTTTCCCATCTGGGCAAGGTCTATATATATATGTGTGTGTGTCACCAGTTTTCCTTTCAACAAAGACTATCTCGCAATTGTCTGTATCGTAAGTTAAAGCAAAACCATCTGTGAAATCTAATGCCTTATTGTTTTTCCAGATTTGCCATTCCTTTACTTTTTCAAATAGTGTTTGCCAATCACCATTTTTGAAAGTTTTTCGGTCAATTCCATACATATCCACTGTATACTCATGACCGCTTGCCTTGTCGATGACTGTAAGAATCACAACACCGTTCTTATAATCAATACAAGCGTTGCCATTTGACAAATATTTTGGTCTTAACAGCATATTATATCCTCCTTATGTTTTACCAATTCGACATACTCATATGCCAATCATCGTATCCATTGTATTGTGTATCAAATCAATGTTTGTTTGGATTTCAAACCGTTCATCTTCTGTTGTTGTATAGGCAATACCGATACATTCAAGGTTTGAAAAGTCAACATTCTCTGTTCCATATTCTTCTTCGCAAAAATCAGTTATCAACCGTTTTGCATCGTCAATTGTATATTGTCTCATTTTGTATTCTCCTTTATTATATCATAATATCAACAATATTTCAAGTGAAACTCGCTAATATTTTATTATTTTCCACAATGTTAAGCCAATCTATCGGTTCTTTTGTTCTCCTGTTTGTGAGTAAACCTTTTCTCAGCAAGGGCAATAATGTATTGAGATGAGTTTTGGCTTCGATATATGTTCCAAACAATCCGTAGGGTACATATGTGTCAGCATCTTCATTATAACCATTAACACTAAACATGCTCTCTATCTTGTCCACTTTACACACTCCTTTTTCTTTATCGGCATTAAAATGCCGTCACCTCTATCTGAAGAAAAGTATATTGGACTTGTTTCCCACTTATCCTCATTTGCTTTAGCTGTCAAATTCTGCCAACCTAAAGTCTTATAGATAAGCAGCAGATATTCAGCATTGACCATAGGCGATCTTTCTCCAAAATCATAAGCAATAGGTTCATGATTTCTGCCTTTATATCTTTCAGGTTCATCATCTTTAGCGTTCTGTATGTAATCCTTTAAGTATTCCAAACTTAACAAATCTAACTGTTCAGTGTTTTGACAAGCCGACAAGAACAAATTATCAACATTGCCGAACGGAATCTTTGCTTCTGGAACAGGTAAATGCTCATTTAATCTTAACGCAATACATTCTGATATAATAATCTGTCGGTCTTGCTTGTCATAAAAACAACCTGCATAATCTTTTCTCACTGCCGATGTTAGTTTAATAATCTTATTAGCTGCACTTGTAGCACTTCTCAATTCTGTTTTGGTCATTATTACACACTCCTTTTCAATTCTTTAATCACTCTCTCCAACATTCGTAGGCTTGTCTTGCGGCGGTTTCGTTGATTTCATAGTATTTCATTTTATTACCTCCGTTGAAAATTTTCGCCTATAAAGGCTTTTAACTCATTAAAATATCGGTTTTATTTTTAGTCGTCATCTTCTGTACATTCATTGAATTCAGCATACAATGTACTTATATACAGCTAAATAAATATCATAAATTTTATTTTGACACCATGCCATATCTTCATATACATCTTTCATATCATAAGGTGCTCCATTGCTTCCGTGCCCATCTGAATCTAACCAAAGATATGTTTCATAAGATACATCAAAATTATCGTAATAATCATAAATATTATTACAGAAACATTCAATGTTATTTCCTTTTTCAATTGATAAACTACAATCCTGTCCTTCAGGTGAGAAAAAAGATAACTCCACATACGCACTTTTGTCATCTTCAGCTATTGTTATATCATCGCTTATAAGAATATCAATTAACTTATCTGGTAATTTATACATACTTTATTCCTCCTTGTTATGCTCTATTTCTAATATTCGTTCACCTAATGTTTCATAATCCCTATCTCTCTTTTTTTGAAGTATAGTGCGATTTGTGTACACACACATTGCAGTTCATTTCAATTTCAACTGTATCTTTTGGTATATCAAGTGCTTTGCAAAGTGCAATCCAATCTCTTTCATTTTTAAAATCATCTTTCCATAGCATTAAACTTTTCATATTCAATCATCCACCTCCTCATTATCTTCCTGATAAATAAAATCCAATAAGCTGTCCACAGAACAATCGAACAACTCAGCAAAAGCTTCCAAAATAATATTTTCCGCTTTCTCGTCATCACGATGCCTATTCAATAAATCGTTGCACACTCCAATAGCGTCATCTACATCAAGACTTATTTTCTCTTTAAATTCACCATAGTCCATTACTTTCTCTCCTTAATTTCTTAATATAATGTTATATAAACAAGTTCGAGTTATAATCTCTGTTTGCCGTAATCAAATCATTATTATATAATTAATGCCATCTAAATCCATCTGAACCTTACAGTCTTGTTTCTTAAACCAATTTGCAACTTCTGGTGAGATTGTTCTCCCTACACCTAATTGCACCAAATCGTGCCAAATATATGGTATAGTTTCATATTGTACTAAAGTTAATTTATTTTTTCTCATATCCACAGCATTATCAATTGATTTCCATTTTATAAAGATTGCTTCTGTTTTTTTATTAGCTCTATACTTTTTGCCGTCATACCATTTATATAACATTTTTGCACCTCATTTATGAATATAACTATTAAACAATCTTAAAAGTAATTACTTACAGATACACTTTACGCAACTCCATATCTGATAATCCGATTGTTCCATCAAGAAGATTGCATAACATATTATATTGCTCATTCTCATTAGTAGCATTGTTTGAAACGAAATCAAGAATATTACTAATCAGTCGATAACTCTCACCAGTTATATTGAAGTTTTCTTCAATGTATAACAAAAACTCTGATTTATTCATTTATATTTCTCCTTAAAAGTGCCGTTTTAATCTTCTCTGAATATATATTCAAGTTCTTTATATCCAACCGGAATATTATCTTCAACGGATATTGTACACCAAGCCCAACCGCCAACTTGATCTTTATTGATGCCATAATAATCTCCACCGCCCAAACCGTTGCCTACGGCTGTCAATAATGGCAATGGATGTAAAATCCAATCATTATTATTGCATCTTGCTTTATACTTGTCACAATCGAGATATGCTCCTATTGTATGATTAACAAGATACTTGCCGTCAAGATACATTTCATCCTGATGTATGCTGTGCTTTTCAACCTCATCTCCCCAAGCAAACTCAAAGAGTATCGGATTGATTTCTTCTGTACATTCCGTTTGAGAATAATCACCTATCCACGCCACTTGACATGGATTTTTATATAACAATTTTGTAATTGAAGAAACAAATGGATTATACCACCACGAATGTTCTGTCAATTTTGCCATTGTATATTTGCCGTCAACTTCTCTGTTGTATGCGATTATTGTATTCTTATTCTTAATTACAACATTATAGTACTGTCCCATAATCAAACCTCCTGTACATCTACAATTGTTTCCAGCACTTTATACAATACTCTGTATCCTTCTGGATTATATAAATTTTTAGCTGTTGCTAATAATCCGAGCAAACCGTCTTTACAGCCATTTATAACTTCTGTTGTAGGATTATCATATGCTAAATTACATAGTGCTTCAGCTATTTCTTCAGGATAGAATTCTGTTAAATCCATAATTAAACCTCCCTATACATTTTCTTTGCGGTTGGTACGCCATACCCTTGAACAAGATTCCAAAGCACATCCAACCCTTGTATATCTATATGCAAAATTTCTGTCGAATCTACAACACCTTGCAACCAAGCTTGTGCTGTTTCATCTGCAATATTCATGAATTTCCTATATATCGTTTTGCCAGTATCAGATTCTAAAAGAACAGGTAAATTTTTAAAGTAATATGCATCAAGTAAAAGCATAATTAACCTCCCTAAGCCACCATATACACAATATAATTCTTATAGAATTTGTCGTCAAAGTCATCATATACTTCTGTTCTCTGAATTAAGAAATGAAAACCATATGTATTTGTGTAACTGAAATATTTTTTCGTTCCAGTCTGATTAAAGCCAAGGCGACTACCATCACTAAACACAATATAATTACTATGTTCTTCTGTTACGGTTCTGCGTTTGACAATTTTGTTAATGGTCGTAATTCGTTCCATAGCGTTAATGCATGTTCCATCGCTATAGTAGAATCCACTATCAACTAAAATGGTTTCATTATTTGACAGAGTTTCAATAAACTCCTTTTTAGTTATTTGAGTCATAGTTAAATCTCCTTCAGTTCTCTCTCTAACTCGGCAATGTTTGCTTTAATTTCTGCAATATCATTGATTAAAGAATTGTAATCGTCTTTGTAAGATTCTATCCAAATTCTCTCACGCTCGATTTCTGAAACATCTTCACAATCGGTGTTATAATCTTCATCTAAAGCTTTTAAGTCATCTTCTAAATCAGCAAGCTCTAATTTAGCTTCTTCGATTTCAGATTCAATCTCCGATTCTGTTTGTAAACCCACCCATTCATAAACCGTTTCTGAGTCAAACCACAATAAATCATTTAACTCTGTTTCATTAATTCCTTCAGGGTAGTTTTCTTCAAGAACACTTTCCAATTCCCCACACTTGCCTTCACGGCGTATTCTGTCAAGAGTGTTAGCTGCTCCGCTCCAAGCTTCAAATGTGTTTAAATCCAATTCACTATATATTCTCATTTTTTTAACACTCCTCTTCGTGCCAATGTAATCCTCTTGCTTCGTAAAGAGGTATCCAGTGTGCTTCGTAAAAATCATATCCTGCTCCATCAATGCCAAAGAAATACCCGAACTCTCCTGAGTAAAAAATTCTGAAACCACATTCTGACATTAATTTAATGCCGTCATGGTCTGACAACCATTCATCATCCAGACTATCGCCAAACGACCACATCGCTCCCCACATCGGCAATAAGTCATACCTTTCAACCTCAAAATCAGAAATACTTAAAGTGATTTCTGTTCCATCGTCAAGGTTAATTGTATAATCATTATTATCAATATCGACTACCTCTCCATATGTTTCCGAATCAAAGCAATACACTCTATCGCATACACGAGGCGTTGTAACCTCCTGCCAGTCATCAATATCTATTGACATAAGTTTTTCAATAATGCCTCTGTCAATAGCATTAAATTCTCTTACCCATTCATGAGCTGCATCTGATTTTGTAATTATTTTCCGTAACATTATAATTCCTCCTTAAACTGTTCTTTCAATTCGTCAACAACTACATTTATCGTATGCCTGAGTACATAACATCTAATCACTACATCAATTTTTTCAAAATCAAGAGTATCACCATATATGTAACTGCTCAAATTATCTTCAAAATTATCAAGAGCTTCAGAAAATAAATCCCAATTATTATTAACATTTTCTTCAGCTTTTACTCTGTTCATTGTATAACTTCCAGAACCATTACCTGTAACTGAATCTTCAGAAAACAAATCATCATGAAGTATTTCCTTAAACTTCTCTTCATCATTTCTGAGATTTGTTACAATCTGTTCATTACTATAATTATCAAAAATAGCTGTTACAATATCATCGTGTACAGCTTCATAATAATTGTAATTGCTCATCTGTATTTCCTCCTTAATATCAATGAAATATTAGTTGTATTACCATTTAATGTTCCCGACTTTAATATAACTATTTTCATACATCATTTCAGCCGTGTCAGATACCTTTATATCTTCCAAAGTGCAATGCTCGGACTCTACCTGCTCGAATTGCCCCCGCAAGCCCTCACCAAAAGCAATAGCACATCTTTTATTTACAACTTCCTTTTTGTCTCCCAGATATTTCGTCCGATGTCCTTTTGCGTGATACTTCACAACAAACATTTTGATTATTCCTCCTCGATAATTTCTAACCCCTACATTCCCACTCCCATTCCGTTTCTCTAAACTTCTTCATAAACTCATCAAAAGAAAGATTTTTCCAGTCATTGATTGTTTTCTTCTTCCATCTACATTTTGCTCTGTTGAATTTGAAAGCCGTCAAGCCAGATGTTCCGAAGGATACAAAGCAACTGCTTGATATATCCATATCTTCTTTGTATATGCTATTCTTTAACCTTTCTCTATACCTTTCGTAGTTTTGTTTTAGGATTTCAATATCTCTGTTGTTCATATTTTCATCCCTTACTGTTCATACACATTGTACTTCAAAATTGCATTTCCTCTAACCTGATTATCAAGGATTTTTCCGTTGTAATTATAATACTTGCCTTTTACGGGTTCATAACCAGCAAGCCAAGGGCAAGGGCATTTCTTGAAATAGTCCTTCTTTTTCCAGTAGGCATTACCGTATGGATTCTGCTTGTAGTAGTCATCCTCGATTTTCTGCCAGTCTGCAAGAATTTTCCTCTCCTGCTCGGTTAAATCCCTTTCGCCTCCCTCATAGATGGTCAAGGATTTTCCGTCATATTCAATTAACTTTGCTGGAGGAAAATCCAAACTGCTGGTCAATCCATCGGCGGTTTCAAGCATAATTTCTACAGTATTTACAGATTGAATCGCTCTGATTCCTCTGTATCTTTCTGGGATTTCTTCTCCTGTTTTTCCATAGCGTTCCACCATTTCAAGTTTGATTTTTCCGCTTGCTGCATCTCGTTTAAAATCTGCAAGTGTTTTCATTTCGTTTCCTCCTTTACTTATTGAAAATTAGTTTGTCATATATATCAAGCCATTCAAAATTTATATTTAATTTTCCGTCACAAACATCCCATTGTTGTAACTCGCTGTTAAGTATTGTAGCTAAGTCCGATTTCGGATTTTCGTCAACATTTTCAATTAAAGTATCAATTTTGCCATCGTAAAAATTTCCTTGTTCTTCATAGTTATAAAGTACAATATTTTCCGTTGTTGTATCTGTTGCCATTTCTAAAAATTCTCTGATTGTCATTCTATTATTCCTCCAATACATAGCCCTGATGGCAATATCCTATTACTTCCGATAGATAGTCTGATATTTCGTCCTCGTCTGTCATTCCTTCAGGTATATCAATTTCTGTCGGCAATTCTCCGTCATCATTATAATCAACATCCCATAATATGTTTGTTGCTTTTAACATTGTTTTGCCTGCAATATTTTAAACTTTCTGACCGTTTCGCCGGTATCACAGCGTATTTTAATTATTTATAAAATTCTTCTTTTATATGTACTTTCTGCGTGTCTAAACTGACAGTAATATCAGGTTTGATTGTATTAAATATAAGTCCTTGCTCTTTACAAAATTCAAAACATTTGTTATAAATATAAACTTCATCAAGTTCAATTTCGTCATTGGTTTCTGATTCATCGTAGTAGTCATTTAAAATCCTATCTGCCAACTTAGAAATCTGATTTATTGTAATAGAATCATTAAACTCGAAACTCATCTGGTTAAGCGTGCCACAATCACAATCCCATTTTTCAAAACAAATAATTTTACTCATTTACAACACCTCATTCTTTTGTTTGCACCAAAAGCAATAATCACCACAGTCATACACAAAACGAACAACATTACCTCTTTTGTGAGACACAATGCCGTTGATGTCACATGGATATTCCCAAGTGTTGTAGTTATGAAACCTCTCTTGCATAATACAAGCAATTAGAGCTTGCTTTGCCGATAGTGCAAATGTGTGTTTGTTTACTGTACCATCGTTCAATATCTTGTAAACATCTGTCATATTCATTCCTCCGTATCTAATGAATCTTCATACTCATCAAGAACCTCAGATACTGCTCTTTCTACAACATAACATCTTACTATGCCATCTGCATATGCCGGTTGTCCTGTCAATGTCTGTTCAAAATCTAAACCAAACACATTCACTGCCTTGAATAGCAAATCAAAATTGTGACACAAATGTTCTTCGGCTGTCCAATTTTCAATGTCTGCGAACTTTTTATTTGCTTGCACTAACAAAGGATTCATATATTCAGTTAGTACCCCATTACCAATTATCTCTTCTTTTTCGTCTCTGCTTATGTATTCCAGAATTTTTATATTATCTCTAATATAACTTCTGACATTTTCTTTAACTGCTTCGACATAATTGTATTTCTCCATAGATGTCTCCTTACAACAAAAACAGCGAAGATTTTTGTCTTCGCTGTTCTATTTCTTATTCATTTGTAAATGCTTCATTATACTGACGCATAAATTCAAGCTCCATCTGTTGAGTTTTGCTTGTTGCTCCTAATTGTGTATAATCTTTCGCAATAATATTGTTCTTATACACCCCGAAAAAATTCATATTACAATAATCAGAATTTATATCAGTGTGATCGTAATTATAGCTATCTGCATAATAATACGCATAATCAGCAATCACATGAACAATTTTACTATTTTTCTCCCAAGGTGAAGATTTAAGACTCACATTAATATAAATATCATTGTTTGTGACTTCCCAATGACAATCAGGAAATCTCTGAACCAGATGACTTCGTATTCTATTAGATATTAGTAAATTATTATGTATATGATATTTTTGATAATTGTCTGGTATACTATCAATTTTAGTTAAAGTAAACATATTTACTTAATTCCTCCTTAGATTTTGGCATTTCTAAATACAGATGGTGGCAGCAAGCAGATGACCTGCTGGAAGCTTGGTCGCTGGGATTGCTGAGGTAATCGTAACCCATCTGTAGCTTTTTCAGTTCAACATCGTGGGTTTGTAAGTCTATTTCAGTAGCGAATCTTGGGTTTGTGTGTTAATTATTGCTCGCTAATGTGGTCGCAACTCAACCTGCTCGCATCACCATCCATTGCATCCTGCCAGATGAGTCTTCTGCTCCTAACCTTTCTAATACTTTACTTTAAGTAAAGCAGTCTTTCGACAATGCAAATGCCAAAGGGAGAGTACGCTCTCCCTTGTTTCAAATTCTTATATGTATTTACGATTTACAATCCAGCCTGTTCAGCTTTATATTTAGCAATCATATCTTGTGCTTTTTTAATGGCGTGTTTTTCGTCTGGAGCGTAAACATATACACGGCAAATTTTACCTTCTCTATTTTTCATGATTTCCTTTTCGTTGTATTCACTTATTTCTGCTGTATTGCTAACAGGATTATACGCCCAACAGTAGTTGTCTTTACCGTTTTCTCCATCTTCATATACTTCAATACAAGCCTCCCCCCAATTATCAGAGTAAGCTTCTTTGTATCGTTTTGCTTTTTCATAATCGGCTGTTACATTACAAATATGATAGTCTGAATAACATCCTTTTGTAATAATATAAATTTTCACACTTTCACCTCTTTGGTTAATTACGCAATATCTGTTTTTATCTGCTTATTTTACTGCTATAAATGCAATTATTGAAGGATAAAAACGGAAATCACGGTTTTAGCTGTAAAACTATACTTTTATTGTTTCCAAACTTTCTAAAAACTGCTTCATAAAAATGTTATAATCTTCGACTCGCTTATTTTCTCTGTCTAAATCCGATTTAGCTTGCCGTATTTCATCCTTTAACGACTTCAAAAAGTTTTTCTTATATTCTTTGACACTTTCTGGAGTATCGTCAAATGTCTTGTTTATAATTCGCATATAATAATCATAGTCCTGATCTGTACTTATACACATGTCAATCTGATTTAGCGCAAATATCTTAATGTTTTCATGCAGGTTAGTCGGTGGTTTCCATTTCTCCACTTCTTGTTTGATGCGTTGATACACTTTATCTGTTGCAATCATCTCATTCAAACACTGTTTGGCTCTATCTATACATGAATCATGTTCTGTACGCATATATTTAGCAAACTCTGTATCTGTCATTTGAGAAAATTTCTTATATTTCTCTACAGATTCTTCATAATGTTTTTGATAAAAGTTACCGGGTGTGAAATGCGTTGGTATAGGTGTTTCCAACCCTTTATCTCTGCTTATTTTTGCTGCTAAACCAAAATTGCGAGAACAGAGTAAAAGAAAATCTTTTCCTGTTGTTATTGTTCCATTTTCAATAAAAGATGTAAATCCTGTTGGCATATTTAAAACTCCTCTTTTATTTGATTATTCTTACGCCTGAATGAACGATTTAAGTATCTTTTACACCAAACAAGATGTTTATTTGTATGACAAACATATCGTTTATCACGCACATCTTCTTGAAACCATTTACCTTTATCATTCACCCTCTTGTGGAGACTTTTCTTCATTATTATCATCACCATTCCTATCATACAAATCGGTATGAGCAAAAATAAGTGCCATTACAGTAGCTGCAAAACAACCACCAAATATCGCTCCAATGACAAAACATACAAACTGTAACATTGTTTTACTCCTTCCTTAACAATTCATTACCTTTGACGCCTCTGTAAAGATTTTTGAAAAACCAGCGGTACAGGTAACTGCGGCTCTTTCAAACTGACGATCAATAAGTTTGTCGTAATCTGTAACAACACCGCCTGCCTGAACCATTTCAAGCGCACAGTTTTTGTCAAGACCGATAATCTTACCGCCCTCAAGTTCGGGAGTGTGAAAAAGGCTTGCACCGAGAGGTGTAAATATTCTGCCCGTAGCCTGAAAATCAAAACCTGCGTTTGAATCCTGAACCTGAAAATCAAGACCTGCGTTTGAATCCTGAAGTTGAGAGAGCGAAAGAATCTTCTGCATTTCGGGGGGTTGACGCAAGAATTGTGTTGAGTTCATACGGGGCAAGCTCTGTCCAGAGTTTTAAAAGGTCTTCATGTGTAATCTTGCCGCCTGTTGCAACATCAAGTGTGCCGGCGGGATTTTCATTGCCGTCACCGTTCACAAGCACATCAATCGCATCTTTAAGCTGTGCTCTTGCAA